CCAGTGAGAGCCCCCCTCGCTTCGCTTCCCCCCCCCATCGCACTGCGGCTACGCCTTCGTGCGACCGAGCGCAGACAGGCGGCCCCCGAGGCTCCACCAGCGATCCGCGAGGCCGCTCCAGAGGTACGCGGCGAAAGCGCCGCAGGCAGCCCCACCCCTGAGGCAGCCGAAGCGCTGCACCTGTCGGAGGCCTTGGGATGTGAGCGGGTTGGCTCCGATGGCGTCGCACATGCCGGTGGTGCTCGTCGCGTTCAGGCCCGTGGGGATGATGACGCCGTTGGACAGGGTGAAGTCCTCGGCGTAGCGCCATGAGTCGTTCGTGGTCTTGTCGCGTGCGGTGAATTCGCCGATCTTGGTGTAGTTCGCCGTCGAGGTCTTGGATGCCTTGGTGATGTCGAACACGCGGTAGAGTTCGATGCGGCCGAGGTTGTCGTTGTCCTTGACGGCGTTGGCGATGAGGTCGGCGTCGCTCTCGTAGATGCCGTTGAACAGTTCGATGCCCTGTAGGCGGATGGGTTGGTGGTTGGCGGCGAACGCGGCGGATGGGCGGCCGTCGGTGCCGAGCAGCTTGTCGGTGGCCCCGGTCTTCCACGGCATGCTGTTGACGAAGCATGCGGTGGTCGTGGTGATGGCGTCGCCGTCGAGGTTGAGGGCGGTGTTGCTGGCGTCGATGGCGGTCTTGCTCAGGATGGTGCGCGCCCGGGCGGCGCTGTAGTTGCCGGCGTTGTTGCGTTCCTTGTCGGTGCCGACATTGACGGTGCTGCCGACGTCGAAGTTGTTGGCGTAGCTGGTGGCGATGATGACGCGCTTGACGCCGGTTTCGGCATTGGTGACGGCGGTCTGCGGCGTGTACTGCCAGCAGCCGCCGAGCACGTCCGAGTTTTTGGTGGCGTATTTGAGCATGAGCATGAGCTGGACATAGAAGGTGTCGCCTTGGCAGCGGCCGGCGTATCCCTTGCCCTTCTTGAGCGCGTAGTCGATGGCCCGGTTCTGCGAGCCGAACTCGCGGTCAATCTCGACGCCGCTGACGGACAGCGGCCGCAGGCTTGAGTCGAGCGAGGCGGCGTATTTGGCGAACAGCAGGCAGGGGCGTTTCGAGCCGTCTGGCAACAGCACGCCGGGCAATGGTGTGTAGCCGTCGTATTGGGTGTCGCTGTAGAGGAATTCATTGTGGGTGCTCGTGGCTTCGAGCTTGTAGTAGCCGGGGCATGTCATGACGTACACGTCGCCGTTGGTGCCGTCGCGTCTGAAGCGGGTGTCGATGCCGTCGATGGCGGTGACGTGGGGCACGCCGTCGTCGCCGATGGTGGCGTTGACGTCCCACACGCGGAAGGCAGGCAGCGCGGCGTAGTCGTCGCGGCCGGCCTTGTCGTTGGTGCTGATCTCGATGGTCAGGTTGGCGTTGTCTCGGGTCTTCACGCCCGTTGGCGTGTTGCTGTACGTGTATTTGGGGAATTTCACGCCGTATATCTTGCCGTCCGTGTGGGCGGTGAAGTAGGCGGCGATGTTGCCGTATTCGCCCTTGGTGGAGTCGTAGGAGAATCGCACGCCTTGGGCGGCGTTCTTGTGGACCTTGGCGATGAGCTGGGCGGTGTCGGCGAGGGTCATGACCTTCTGCGCGTTCGCCATGATGGCTCCTTCCTGTTTATCGGTTGATGATGTCGAGCGCCCAGTCGATGTCGGACTGGGTGAGCGGCGGGATCGTTTCGGCGTCGGACAATGCCGGCGCGATCACGGTGTCGTACTGGGCGTCGATGTCGGCTTGGGTCGCGAAGACCACGCCGGCGGCCGCGCTGGCGGCGATCTTGGCCTTGCAGTCGTCGGAGAGCTGCCGGTATTCGATCACGCTGGTGCGTGCCGCGTTGGCGGCGTCCCTGGCCTCGCCGGCCGCGCTGACCGCGTTCCTGACGGCCTTGTTCGCGTCGTCGATGAGCTGTTCGAGGACGTTCATCTGATCCTGCGCGTCGGGCGCGGTCGCGTCGAACACGGCTCGTTCGACGATGCCGTGGAAGTTGCGCGAACAGGTTCGCGTGCCGTTGACGCTGACCTCGATGCCCATGAGGATCGCGCCGGCGTGCTGCAACGCCTTGCGCGGCACGGCGACGCGGTACGTGGCCGTGGGGGTGCCGAACACTGCCGGCATGCTCACGCGGTCGCCCAGCCCGCTGCCGGGACTGGTGTTGTAGGCGAGCGCGACGGTGATGCCGGTGGTGTCGGTGATGGGGGTGCCGTTGTCGGTGAGTTCGACGGTGATGGTGCGGCCGTTGATGTCGCCGGCGTTGAGGCGTATGTCTGCGATGTAGCCGTTGGCTAGGTCGAGTTGGATGGGTTCGCCTGCGGCTTCGCGGAAGCTGTCAAGCGTTGCCATTGTCGTCGTCCTTGTTGGATTGGTCGGTGAGGCGTTGGTTTTCCTTGGCGAGTATGTCGATCTGGGCTTGGAGTGCGGCGATCTGGACGGTGCTGTCGGCGAGCATTTCGCGGAGTTTGCCGATCATGGCCGGGTAGAGGTTTTTGTCGTCCATCAGTCGTGGTCCTTTCCGTCGTTGGTTTGGGTGAGTGATTCGATGAATCGGTCGGTGGCGTCGTTGATGTCGTCGGCGTGGTCGGCGAGGAGGTTGCCGAGTTCCGTTGGTTCGATGCCGGCGGGCAGCGCGATGGTGGTCGGGGCGTCGGTTTCGTCTTCGGCGGATGGGTTGGTGGTTGCCGTGTCCGGCAGGAGCGGGAGGCCGAGCAGGCCGCGTGTTTTGTTGCGGCCGGCGGTGAGCGGATCGTCGGGTGTATTGTCGGCGGGCGCGGTGGTGGTGTTGATGGCGTTTTCGATGGCGTTGTAGGCGCTTGTCCATGCGGTTTCGCCGGTTTGGGGGTCTTGGTCTGGTTCGCCGTGGTCTCGGACGTGGAGGATGGCGGCTACGGCTTCGGTGTCGGTTTCGATGCCGAGGAGTGTGCGCCATGATGCGATTGCGGCGAGTGGTATGGCGTCGTGGCGCATGTCGGGTGTGGGTGGCGTGGTGGCGATGGTGGTCATGCCGTCGGTGACTGCGGCTGGCGGGGTGGTGTCGGCGGTGAGTGGTCGGTCTATGAGGAGGGTGGGTTGGCCGTTGATGGTGGTGATTTGCATGGTGTCTCCTATTTTTTGAGGAATCCGATGGTGTTGAGGTAGTAGGCTTTGGTGCCGTTGAATAGGTCGCTGCTGTTTACGTTGATGGAGAGGTTGGAGACGACGCCGGTGCTGGTGTTGTAGTTCCAGTGTGAGTTGACGTCGGTGACGACCTGCTTCGGCCCGGTGGATACCCATATGATCCATCCGCTTGCCGTGCAGTCGGATACGGTGCTCCATATCAGCGCCCAGTCGTCGCCTCGGTGGTCGACGGTGGCGAACGCCTTGTATGAGCCGTATTTCGCGGGATTGGAGGATGTGAGGGTGTATTGCGCGTATTTCATGGCTCCGATGTTTTGGCCTTCCCACCACGCGGTTTGGAAGGTGGAGCGCCCGCCGGAGAAGCCGCCGAGGAAGCCTCCCATGTACAGGTATCCGCTGTCGATGTCGGCTTGGATTCCGACCAGGCCATTGGGGTCTCGCGCTGCGAGCGTGGCGGTCGTGTCCCCGGTCTTGGGAGACCACAGACTTAGGTAGGCACGCCTACTGCTGGGATCGGTCGAGTCATAGTCCTTTTCTGCGGCGAGAAACACGGTGCCGACCTTGGTGGTGTTGTCGTCGGCCTTGCGTTCGCCGATTCTGGCGAACGCGCCGGGGTCGTGCTCCGCGCGCCGCCCGCCGTTGAACGTGAGCGCGCTGACTTCGCCCTCCTGCTGCGTGGTGGACTCGACCGCGATGTACGGGTGCTGGTACGAGCCGCTTCCGTGGTAGAACTGGATGCCTGCGCCTTCTAAGGAGTCCGTGCCGGAGATTTCGGTCTGTTTGAAACTCGGGCTGATTTGCACCCTGTTGCCGGTTCGGGCGGTTCGGAAGGTGCCGGTCAGGAGGTTGTTGGCACCGTTCCCGTCGAGGTGGACGGTTTCGTTGCCGTTGGCGTCGGTCATGACGAACTGGCCGGTGTCGAGGTTCCAGTAGGAGCGTTTGCCGGTGATGACGCCGGTCTTCATATAGGTGGCGTTGATGTACAGCAGGCCGTTGGACAGGTAGAGGCCCTGTTTTTGGCCGTTGTTGGTGAGCTTGTTGAAGATGTAGGTCTGGGTGAGTTCTCCTTCGAAGGTGTCCACGTAGCTGCGGGCGGCGGTCTCGTCGGTGCATTGCAGGCCGGTCCAGTACCAGTCGGCGTCGGATGCGGTGGCGGTGTTGCGATCGACCTGCATCCACAGGCGTGCGGTTTTGGCGTTGGATGGCACGGTGTAGCTGCCGGACACGTATGTCCAGCCGTTCGCGTTGGCGGCGGATTGGGCGATGGTCTGCCAGTGGTTGCCGTTGCCGGTGTCCGTCCAGTGGATGCCTAAGCTGCTGGTGACATTGCCGGCCTTGCGGTATGCCCAGCCGGACAGGCGGAACGTGTGGCCCCGGAACGTGTCGAGCGGCCATCCGAAGTACGTGTCTCGCACGTTGCCCAGGCGGATCGCGCTCGTGATGCCCTCGGGGTGCGCGGCGGGCATTGTCTTGGTGAGTTTGCTCGCGCCGAGCTTGTCGAGGTCGTGGTCGGGGTTGCCGTTCGGGTTGCGCACGAGGTTGCTGCCGTAGGCCATGATCGCCTCGGCGTAGGTCTTCGCGCCGGACAGTGCCGTGTCGGCCTTGGCGGTCGCGTCGCTTTTCGCGCTGTTGAGCGTGCTGGCGCCCACGCTGTCCGCGTAGGCCTTGGCGGCGGTCTGCGCGTCCGTGGCGAGCTTTTGGGCTTGGGTCTGGGTGGCGAGGCTGGATGCCTTGTTGCCGCCCACAGTGGTGTTGGCGCTGAGGCTGAATTCGCCGGTGTCCATATCCCAGAAGTTCAGGCCCTTTTTGTCGGTGAGACGGCCGGCCTTGACGAGCGCCGCATCCAGTACGCCGGTCTTCATATACGTGGCGTTCAGATACAGCAGTCCGCCGGACAGGTAGATGCCCTGCGTCTTGCCGTTGTTCGTCAAACGGTCGAAGATGCTGCGCTGGCCCAGAGATTCGTCGAGCGCGTCCACGTAGGCCTGCGCCGCCGCCTTCGCGGCATCGCTGTCCGTTTTGGACTGCGCCTTGGCTGCGGTCAGCGCTTCCGTCGCCTTGGTCTCGGCGTACTTCCTCGCCTCCGCGAGCTTGGCCGTATCGGCCGCGTCGGCCTGACGCTTGGCCTCGGTGATCGCCGCCTGCTTGGCTTGGTCGGTGTATGAGTTCGCGTCGGACACCGCGCCGTCGGCGTACTGCTGCGCGGTCTTGCCGCCGATGGTGCTGCGGGCGGACAGGCTGAATTCGCCGGTGTCCATATCCCAGAAGTTCAGGCCGGCCGCGTCGGAGAGTCGGCCGGTGAAGATGGTGTCGGCGAAGACGCCCTTGCCGTTGGCTAGCGCGCGGAAGTCCCAGTCCCCGTTCGGTTTTTTGTGGTCGGCGATGCGCCAGTAGCCGCCGCCGATGTGGATGCATTGGGTGGGGTTCTGATCCTCGGGCTTGTCGTACACGTAGATGCCTTGGCCGGGTTTGAGGTACGTGTATCCGCCGGTGGCGTTCATGATCTGGTTGATCCGGTCGATGAGGTCCTTCATGTACGGGCCGGTGCCGCCGGCGGCGCTGTTCCACGCGCCGGAGCTGGAGACGAGTTTGTCGAGCGCCTGCTGTTGGGCGGCGAGGCGCTGCGTGTAGGATTGCCGGATATTGCCGAGGGTGATCTTGGTGTCGGCGAGGCTGCCGGCCAGGTCTTCCTCGATCTGGAGGATGCGGCCTTCGAGGCGCAATGGTGTGGTGAAGCTGGTGTCGATGATCTGCACGCTGTCGCCGACGTCCGTGCCTTCCGGGTCGTATCCGGCTTGGCCGAGTGCGGTCACGTCGGCCGTGTAGCTGACGGTCGGCGTGGTGCGGGTCTTGAGCGCCGCTTTGGTGAGGTTTAGGAGTTCCTTGGGGTCTTCGCAGTCGGGGAAGTCCACGCTTGCTTCGCTGTGGTGTTTGGTGCCGTCGGCTCCCACGATGCCCCAGTTGGCGAGCGCGTTGTCGTCTTGGATGTAGGGTTTGCCGTTGTTGACGTCGGCGAAGCTGATTTTGTGGCTGTATCCGCCGGTGGCCTCGCCTTGGTCGTTGGTTTGTTCGATGCCTTTGCCCCACCCGTAGAGGCGGGTGATGACGTCGCCGCTGTCGATGTCGCGTTTGATTTGGGTGAGGTCTTTGCCGTATTCGAAGCGTTTCGTGGTGTTGGCGGAGCCTCGGTGTTCGACGAGGTGGATGATGCGCCGGCCGATCTGGTTGCCGGTCGGGTCGGGCTGGTATTCGGTCTGGACTTCGAGCCCGTAGGTGTCGGCGGTCTTCTGGATGGCTTCGAGGACGGTGCAGTGGTAGAAGCTGAGGTCGGCCGTGCCGGTGAGGGTGCCGGTCTCGACGGTGCCGACCGCCCACCGGGTGCCTTCGAGGGCTTTGGCGAGGCAGGCTTTGGCGTTCGCGTTGCGGTTGCGTTTGTCCTCGATATAGGTGCGCGAGAGTTCGGCGATGCTGCCGGTGCAGTAGGCGACGGTGACGGGCATGCCTGCGGCGCGGGCGGTCTGGGTGGACTGGCACAGGTATTCCGCCCAACGGTTCAACGAGTCCTTGAACACGATGCGTTCGTCCTTGTTGATCTCGCCGATGGTGGTGATGTCGAGGGTGTCGGTGCCGTCGGTGGCTCTCGTGCGGATGGCCTTGATGGCGTAGGGCAGGTCGCCGAGCGGGTTGCCCCAGCGGTCGAAGATCATGTATCGCATGAGTGTGCTCCTAGATGAGTGTGAGTGGCCTGTACGCGAGACTGGCGGCGGTGGCTCCGGTGAGGGTGAGCGTGTTCAGGCCGGGCAATAGGGGGAAGTAGTCGGATTCGAGTGTGGGTGTCATGAGGTTGCCGTTGACGCGCAGCTCCCGGTGGTCGGGGTCGGTGTCGATGGAGATGCGTCCGGTGATGGCGGTGGTGGACGTGACGGCGAGTTTGTGGCCGTGCGCGTCCTTGATGCTGACGGTCTTGGCGTCGGCGGCGGGGGTGAGCGTCCATGTGGGCCAGCATGGCCGGTTGCCTTTGACGTGGATCGTGTTCGCGTCCGTTTTGAGCGCGATGGATCGGCTGCGGCCGATCAGGTAGGGGTGGGCGTCGATCTCGGCTTGCACGAGGGTGGCGATCTGGTGGTCGCCGGCCCATTTGTCTTCCCACGCGCCGAGGCTCATGCGGCCTTGGTATTCGCCGGGCAGGCTGCGCCATGAGAGTGAGACTATGGTGCCGGCTAGGGCGGCGAGCCGGGTTTTGGCGGCGAGGATGTCGTCTTCGCCGCCGATGGCGTACAGGCTGAGCGTGATGGCGCGGTCGCCCATGTACGCTGCCCCGGTCGGGTCGGTGAGGGTCAGGTCGAGCCGGCCGTCGCGACCGGGCATGTCCTGCATGCTCAAGGTCGATTTGGCGGCGTCGATGGTCACGCCGTCGGAGGATAGGGACAGCATCATGCGTTCCAGCGGGACGCCGTTGAGCGTGGGGTCTTCGACATGCGGCAGGCGCATGCGTCGCTGGTAGAGCATGATGCTGTCCTCTCTGGTTTTAACGGCCTCTCATGGCGAGGTAGTTGAGTTCGTAGCTCATGGGTTTGGCGAGCTTGCCGGCCATGACCTCGCCGCCTCGGTCGGACAGGTTGAGCGTGATGCCGCTGCTGAGCGCCTGATCGATGGCGTCGATGATGTCCTGTTTGGTCGCGTATTCGCCTTGGCTGCTGTCGATCGTGTAGGCCATCCGGCCGCCCGTGATGCGGGTCTGGTAGGCGTATGGGGTTTCGAGCATGCTGGTGTCGGTCTTCAGGCTCACGGTGGGGATCATGTCGGTCAGACCGTCGATGCTGTCCTCGACGAGGCCGCTGGCCTTGTCGATGCCCTGGGCCATGCCGGCGGGTATCCATTTGCCGACCTCGTCGCGGAAGATGCGTGACGGGCTGTGGATGCCGAGCACGCTCTTGGCCCAGCCGACGAGGCTGCTGCCGAGGTTGCTGATCGTGTTCCTGCCCCACTGGAACGCGCCGCCGATGCCGTTGATGAGGCCTTGGATGACCTGACGGCCCGTGTCGTACAGCCATCGGCCCGCGCCGCTGACCGCGCCGAGCACGGTGTCGCGGATGCGGCCGACCGTGTTCGACACGGATTGGATGCCGTTGGACACGGCCGACGTGATCCCGTGCCAGATGTTCGACAGGTACGAGCTGACCGAGTTCCATACGCTCGTCCACACGCCGCTGATGGCGTTCAGGACGGTCGAGATGGTGTTGCTCACATTCTGGATGCATGTGGACACCACGCCGCTGATCGCGTTCCAGATGGTGGACGCGACGGACCTGACCGCGTTCCAGATGCTCGTCCACACGCTCTGGATCGCGTTGAGGACGGTGCCGATCGTGGTCCTGATGCCGTTGATGATCGGCATGAAGAACGCGACGATCTTGTTCCACACGTCGGTGAAGAACGTGCTGATGGCGGTCCATACGGTGGTCCAGACGGCCTTGATTCCGTCGAGGATGTTCGACAGGAACGCTTTGATGCCGTCCCATGTGGTCGTGAAGAAGTCCTTGATCGCGTCCCATGCGCCCTGCCAGTCTCCCTTGAGGAAGCTGAGGAACACGGCGATGACGGTGCGGATCGCGTTCACCGCGGTCGAGATGTAGCCGCTGATGAGCGTGAAGATCGTGGAGACGACGTTGTAGATCGCCGTCCAGATGGTGCTCCACACGGTGTTCGTGCTGTTCATCTGCTGGGTGATGAACGAGAGTATCCAGCCGAACACGGTGTTGATGCCGTTCTGGATCGCCTGCAAGGGTGCGACGATGAGCGCGCCGATGACGGTGAACACGTTGACGATGAAGTCTCGTATCCCGGTGAAGATCGTCGTGGCGGTCGTGCTGATGCCGGTCCACACGCCGGACAGGAACGTGGTGATCGACGTCCATGCGCCGGTGACGCCGCCGCTGATCGTCTGCCATAGGCCCGTGAAGAAGCCGGCGATGCCGTCCCATGCGGATTGCACGGTACCTGTGATCGTGGCCCATAGGTTGGCGAGGAATTCGCCGAGCCCGTTCCATAGGTCTTGCGCGGTGGCGACGATCGTGTTCCACGTGTCCGTGAGCCATGAGGTGAACGCGGCCCATGCCTTGCGGCCGACCTCGGTCTGGGTGAAGAACCAGACGAGCGCGGCCACGACGGCCGCGATGGCGACGACGATAGCGCCAATGGGGTTTGCCGCTATGACGGCGTTGAACGCGCCCTGCACGGCGGTCGCCATTTTGGTGGCGGCGCTCCACGCGGTCTGAGCCGTCTTGACGAGGCTGAGGCTGGAGCCCATCTGTTTGAGCATTTGAATCGGGCCGCCCAAGTCCATCATGAGCATGATGCCGTTGCTGATGCCCTTGGCGGCGGTCGTCACCGTGTTCATGGTTCCGGTGAGCGCCTGTAGACCGCTGTTGAGCGCCTGATAGCCCTTGACTGCGGCGAACGCGGTGCCGATGCCGATGATGATGGGCGCGAGTTCCTTGCCGTGCTGGATGAACCAGTTGAGCGTGTCGGCGACGAGTTTGATGCCGTCGGCGAGACCTTCGGGAGGGATCATGTGCGCCCAGTCGATGACCATGTTGACGACGCCCATGATCGCGTCCCTGATGGTGTCCCACGCGGATTTGAACGCGGTGATCGCGCCGTTTTCCTCCAGTTTGGAGTAGAGGCGCTGGAACCAGCCGATGAGCCCTTCGATGCCTGCCTGGACGACGGGCACGGCGTTGGTGACGCCGTCGGCGATCCAGCTCATGCCGCCGGTGATGGCGGGTTTGACGCTGTCGAGCACGCTCGCGCCGAGCTTGACGAACGCGGCTTCGAGGTTGCCGGTGGCTCCCTCGATGGTGCTGGCGGATGTGGCGGCTTCCACGGCGGCGTCGGTGAAGCCGAGCGACATGATCGCGTCGTTGAATTCCTGCGCGGTGATCTGCCCGTCGGCCATCGCGTCGCGGAAGTTGCCGGTGTAGGCTCCGGCCTCCTTGAGTGCCTGTTGGATCTTGCCGCTCGCGCCGGGGATCGCGTCCGAGAGCTGGTTCCAGTTCTCGGTCGTGAGTTTTCCCTGGCCGGCGGTCTGCGTCAGCACCATCGCCACGGACTTGAAGGTGTCGGCGGAGCCGCCGGCGACGGCGTTGAGGTTGCCTGCGGCTTCGGCGAGCTTGTCGTAGTTGGGCACGCCGTTGGCGGCGAGCTGGGCGGTGGTGTTGCGGATGTCGTTGAGGTCGTAGACGGTCTTGTCGGCGTAGTCCTGCGTGCTGGCGGTGAGTCGTTTGATCTGCTGTTCGCTGACGCCGGCGAAGTTCAGGGTGCTGGCGAACTTCTGGGCGCTGTCGGATGCGCTGGTGATCTCGCCGGACAGGCCCATGAACGCTTCGATGGCCTTGCCCGCGACGCTTTGCGCGATGCCGGTGATGACGCCGAGTTTCGCGCCGAAGCCGCCGGCGAAGCCGTTGCCGGCTTTGATGCCGGCGGTGTTGCCGGCGGTTTCCGATGCGCTGCCGAACGCCGATTCGATGGCCTTGCCGACGCCCTTCATGCTGGGCACGATCTGTACGAACGCGGTGGCGATCTCGATTGCCATGCTATGCCTCCCTGATGGTGGTGCGCGGTGCGGCCAGGTATGCGGCTAGTTGTTCGTCGTCCATCGCCATGACCTCGCCGCCCGTGGCTTCATGCCGGACGGTGCCGGGGCGTTGGAGTTGTCCGCGCCAGCGCGCGCCCTTGCGTGAGGCTTCCTTGGTTTTCGTCCAGGCGAGGAACGCGAGGCTGTCGCGGATGTCGGCGAGGAGGTAGGTTTGGTCGTCCCATGCGAGGCGCGGGTTGAGTTTTTGCCAGATGATGGACTGGCGGGGGAGGTTGGCGGCCAGTGCGGCCGCCCGGTTGGCGGGCAGTTCGCCAGTCCATATGAGGTCGGTGTTAAGCCCATAGAAACGCTGGAAGTCCGCTTCGAGCGCGTCGGGTGCCGTGGCGAGCATTCCTATGAGCGTCAGGAGTTTGGGGCGACCTGTTCGAGGAGCTGGGCGATGAATTCGCTGACCTTGTCGATGCTCACGCGCCCGGTGTCGGGGTCGCGCAATGCGTCCTTCATGGCCGTGTACTGGGGGCCGCAGAGCTTCTTGAGGAAGGGGACGATGGCGAACGCGCCGGCACCGTTGCCGGACTGGGCGGTTTGGAGGTCGTAGAGGTATTCGACCATGTCGAGGTCGTCGAAGATCGCGGGGCTGACGGCGAGGGTGACGCCCATGGCCTCGACGGTCTTGGGCTGGTTTTTCGGGGTTTTGTGGTCCTGCGGCTGCTTGGCTGCCATATGCGTGTCCTTTCAGAGGGGTGCGCCCGCCGGACGGGCGGGGGGCGGGGGGGCGGCCGGACGGCGGGCGCGGGGTGGGATCACTTGCTGAGCGAGGCGGTGGCGACGTTGGCGATGTATTCGACGCTGGTGGCTCCGTTGATGAGGTCGCTCGGGTTGGCGCTCATGGTCACGCCGTAGCCGATGGCGTCGCCGGCGCTGTAGGTGGTGTCGTCGAATTCGGTGATGGTGCCGTCGGCGACGACGATGCGCTTGACTCGGTTGCCGGTCATGGCGATCTCGAACACGAGCACGAGGCTTTCGCCGGACGGGATGGCGTGGTAGACGGTGAGCTTGTCTGCGGTGCCGGTGACGTTCGCGGTGCCGAAGCGCAGTTTGAGGCTGGCTTCGTTGGTTTCGATCATGTTGAACTGCCATGTCTCGCCGTAGCCGCTGATCTCGGACAGCACCTTGATGCCGCCCATCTCGTTGATGTCGGTGGTGTCGGTGTCGGTGGCGTTGGTGACGCCGTCCTCCGACAGGTAGCCGACGCAGGTGTATGTTGCCGGCAGGGCTGTGGTGGCGTCGGTCGGCAGGGCGGTTCCTGCGGGCGCGTAGTAGAGGCAGCCGGTCTTCTTGGGCTTGCCGAGGCTGACGTTTTTCTTGTTGTTGTGGTTGGTTTCGGCCATGATGGTGCCTTTCGGATGGGGCGGCGTCGTCTTATTGGGTGGCGGCGTCGAGGCTTATGGTGATCTGGTATCGGGGCTGGGGCGGCGGGCCGGGGTCGGGGAAGTCGATGACGCTTTCCACGGTGACGGCGGCGATGGGGTCGAGCAGGTCGAGGTCGAGCAGTCGGGGCAGCACTTGGCCCGTGGCGAGCTGGGCGGCTTGCCATCGGGTTTCGGCCCAGACCTGCACGGCGATGGTGGGGCGGCTGCTGTATTCGAGTTCCCGGCCGCCTACCCGTTCGATGGTCACGAACCGTTGGGGCCGGTCTGCGGGCACTTCGAGGTAGGCGGTCAGGCCGTCGCCGTCGGGGTCGGCGTCGATCCAGTCCTTGACTGTTTTTTCGAGGTTGAGTCTCATTGCTGTTTCACCGACTTGAGCAGCGTGTTGTGTTTCGCGTTGTCCTCCATCGCCTTCACGTTGCCTTCGGAGCCGTGCCCGGTCGTGGCGAGCGCGACGCTGCCTTTGGGGGTGCTGACATGGGTTGCGGCCTCGTAGGTCGCGCCTTCGACCTGTGCCATGCTGTTGGCACGGGCGGCGATGAGCGCGGCCTGTTGGTCGATGGTCTGCTGGATGGGTGCGGATTGGCGTACCGCACGGAAGCCGGCGAGGTTGAGTTTGACCTTTGCCATGCGTTGCTCTCCTAGCCTCTGGTGTCGGCGAGTTCGACGGTGAGGTTCCAGCGGGTCGGGGTCATGCCGCCCGTGTAGGGGCGGGGGTCTCCGATCACGGTGTATTCGACGCCGTCGATTCTCGCCTTGGCCCCGCGCAGGCTCCGGTAGGGCCATGCGCGGGGCATGTGGATGGTTTTGGCGGTGCGGATGCCGTCGGGGCGGATGGGGTCGGTGGAGTTCGACTGGCTGCCGTCCTGTATGAGCACGTCGTCCACCTGTTCCTCGCGGGTGTTCCAGATGATTCCGCCGCCGGGGTCCTCGCCGGCTTTGACGCGGTGGATGAGGGTGATGGTCTCGCCTCTCATGCCGCGCCTCCGGCCATGTCGTAGGCCCATGTCTCGCCGTCGCCGCCCAAGGCTTCCTTCTCGCTCGTGGTGAGGTAGAGGTCGCCGGCGGGGTTGGCGTAGCTCAGGCTTTCGCTGTAGCTGCCGGCCGTCTGGGTGGATTGGGTGACGCCCGACATGTCGGGGCCGGCCTGCATGGCTCGTTTGACGGCCATGCAGGCGATGCGATTCAACGTGGCGGGCTTGGCGGCGGGCCAGCGCGGGCAGGTGGTGCGGATCAGGTCGGATGCGTCCGCGAGCAGCGCTTCGGCGCGTTTGTATTCCTCGCCGGTGAGCGCGTGCCAGCGTGCTTCGAGGTCTCCGACCTGCGCGAACGGCTTCTCGTCGTCCGTTTCGTCCTCTCCCCCGCCGGCCTGCGTCACGGTTGTGCCGTCGGACAGGTTGAGCGGGGTGCTGGGGTATCCGTCCATGCGTGGTCTCCTTAGGCGAGCAGGCCGGCGGCCTTGAGCTTGGTCAGTGTGGAGTTGACCTTCGCGATGATGGCCGCCGAGTCGGCGTCGGCCGCGAGCTGCGGTTCGGCCGCCTGCTGGAGCACGCCGCCGCGAGCGCTGGTTGTCGGCGCGGGCGGGGCGAATGTGCTGGGCTTGCCGGTGATCGCGCTCCATGCGGGGGCTGCGGCCGGGTAGGTGGACGGTTTGCCGGTGATGGCAGACCATGCGATGGTCGCGACGCCTTCGGCGAAGGGCGTGCCGTCGGGCTTGACCAGACGCACAGGGATGGACAGGCCGGAGTCGTCGGCTTCGTCGGATTCCTGCACTACGAGCGTCTGGGTGAGGGGCGCTGCCATTACTTGCTCGCCTTGGTCTTGGCGGCGGTGTCGGCCTTGAGCACGGCGATGCCCTTGGGGTCGAGGATCGCGTAGGAGTACATGGCCTCGGTGCGGTAGGCGATCTGGTTGACGCCCTTGAGGTCCTTGCCGGTGTTGTCGGGGTCGCCGTATTCGATGATCTCGCTCCAGATGTCGCGCACCATGCCCCACTTGATGAGGCGGAAGTCGCCGAGGAAGGCGAGGATGCCAGTGGCGGGGGTGATGAGGCGGCCGTTGACGGTGCCGGAGGTTGCTGCCGGAATGCCGTCGAGGTTGCCGACCTGAAGGTTGATCGGGATTTCCGGGTAGAAGCGCTGGCCGGTGGAGGGCACGCGGATCTTGCGCAGCTCGTTCGCCATGGTCTTGGACAGGGCGATGCCGTTGATGTCGTACTCGTCGCTGACGGACTCCGCGAGGCTGTCGATGTCGGCGATGCGATCGTCGGTGGCTGCCACGCTGACCGCGCTTTTGGCGAGCGCGCTGAATCCGTCGAGGGTCGTCTTCTTCTTGGGGTCGAAGGCGTGGTAGATGACGTAGTCGAGGACGCGGCCCATCGCTGCGGCCTGATCGGCCTGAATCTTGCTGATGATCTCCAGTTTGGCGTCTTCGTCGGCCCACTGGAGTTCGTTGCTGACGCGGGTGGTGGTCTGCACCTTGAAGCGCTTGCCGACGACCGGGGCGAGGGTTTCCTCGTAGCTGGACTTCTGTTCGCCTTCGGCGACGACTTCGGCTTCGGAATTGCCGGTGAAGACCATGTATTCCTTGTCGAGGAAGAGCTGGGGCTCGCTTGGGGACAGCGCGGCGATGGTGCTGGTGTCCTTGGCGCGCTTGGTGATGACGGTGGCTACTTCCTTGGGGAGCAGCACCTTGCTGGTGTCGAGTGCCATGATGATGGTTTCCTTTCGGATGGTTGGTGGCGGTTAGTCTTTGTTGCCGAAGAGGCTGCGCACGTATGCCTTGGCTCGTTCGTCGGCGGTTTGGCCGGCGGGGTGCTGTGCCGGGTTGGGCACGTTCGGCAGCTTCGGCGCTGGGTGCATGAGCGGTTTGAGGATGTCGGCGTGCGCCTGAATCTCCTCTAGGGTGCTGCCGCGCAATGCTTCGGCCGGGATGCCGGTCTTGGCTGATACCTGCGTCTTCCATTCGGCCTGCTGTTCCTTGGCCTTGTAGGCGGCGATCTGCGCTTCGAGTTCCTGCGTGCGCTTGGCGGCCTTCTCGGTCTCGCTCATTTGGGATTCCTTGAGCTTTTCCAGCTCGTCGGCGGCGGCCTTGTTGGCCTTGGCCTTCTTTTCCCAGTCGCGCGAGTGGCCGAGCGCTTCCTTGTATTTGGCTTCCCAGTCGGTCTCCTCGCCGTTGCCGTTCGGTTTGGCCGGCGGGGTGGGGTCGGTGGTGTCCGAACCGCCTTCGGCGGGCGGGGCGATGTATCGGATATGGGGGTGCTGGAGGTTGAGGAACATGGTTGTTCTCCTTGTGTTCGGGCCCTTTCCGGGCATTGAAAAAGCCACCCGTGCGGGTGGCTGAAAACTCTTGGCCCGGTTGGCGGGCATGAAAAAGCCCCGGCGGATGTCGGCCGGGGCTGGGATCAGTCGGCGAGCGCCAGTGCGATGAGGTTGCGGCTGGGCTGGTCGATGTGGTCTTTGGGTTTGTTGTGGTAGAGGCAGTGGAGCAGGTCGGCACGCAGCTCCGTGTCGGTTAGTGTGACGCCGGTGTCTTCGATGTTGAAGTAAGGGGTTTCGAAGCGTTCGGAGTAGTCGAGTAGGAGCAGGTCGGTGTTGTCGTTGTGGTGTTGGGTGAAGTATTCTTCTTCGCTCATGACAATGCCTCCTGAATCATGGTATTGAACATCTTAGCCGATTCGGGGAAGTAGTTGGCGATGAGCCGCCATGCTTCGGGGTTTGCCATCTGCGCGTCGAGCATTTCGGCGAACGCTTCGGTGGATTGGAGTTGTCCGCTTTGCCGGAAGTAGCCTTTGGGATGGCCGACGCTGCCGTGGTAGTCGTCGCCTAGGGCGGCTTGGAGCATGTCTTCGACGTTGCGGTCGGTTTTTGCGGAGTTCGTCGCGATCTCTCGGGCGATGGCCTTCATGACGCTTTGTCGGCCGGCGGGCTTGTCTTCGGCCATGAGGGTTGCCTGTGTGGTGTCGAATATGCGTTGGGCGTCCCTTTTGAGCACGTCGTTGAACAGTTTGCCGTTGTGAGGGGCCCATGAGAACGAGTTCTTGTCGAGTAGCCAGTCGAGCATGTGGCCGCTTTCGTGGAAGAGGTTCTGCACTGGGCGGTGTGCGTTGTCTCCGGCCATGACGGTGTCGAGGTTGAGGTGGATGCCGCCGTCGGAGGGACTGAAGTAAGCGCCTTTGGGGAGCCGTGTTTCTTTGATGTCGTATTGGGCGGCGTATTTGGCCCAGAGCCTCGCCGCGTCTTTGTGCTCGGTTTTGTTGAGGAGCCGGTTGACGCGGCGGGTATACGCTTCGCCGAGTTGTTGTTCGAGTCTGCTGCCTCGCGGGATGCGCAGGTCTGGCGCGAATTCCGATCCGTCGGTGAACATGTCCGGCGATTCGCTGCGCATCCACGAGAGCACGGTGTTGGGATCGCTGCCGTCCCCGGCCGCTTTGGCGGCGTTCTTTGCCTGCTGGTATATGGCCTTGAGTTTGTCGGGGTCGTAGCCGTCGATCTCGGTCTCTCCCCACGAGGGGACGATCTTGCAGTCGCAGTCGTGGTGGTACCTGTGCCACTTGCCGGCGGTGTCCTCGCTGGCATAGACGAAGCCTCGGGACGCGAGCATGGCGCAGAACGCGCAGGTCTTGCCTTGGGGCACTCGCGCGTATTTGGGGCGGGTGGGGTCGTTCTGGGCGGTGAACCGTCCTGTGAGGCGTGCGGTCTCGTTGATGATGTCCTTGGCGAGGCGCGCCCAGTCGTCTTCGGTGTAGCCCTGCGTGTTGATGGCCCAGAGGTGATCCATGGTCAGGCCGGCTTTGCTTCGGCCGTTGATGATGTCGGTGAATTTCGCGCCGACGTGCATGGTGTTGTTGTAGCCGCCGACGATCTGCCAGAAGGCTCGGTCCGAGCTGACCTGCGCCTCCTTGTAGTCGGGCATGCTGATGCCGGCGGCTTCGGCCCATGCGGCTCGCACGTTCCTGTAATAGTCCTGTGCGATGAGGTTGGCCTTGCGCGCGTAGTCTTCCAGTTGGCGTCGGGCTTCGGTGGTGGGATCATCGCCGAAGTAGAGGCTGTTGGGCACCATCGTCTTGGCTTCGATGATGAGGTCGGCGAGCTCGTCCTGATAGTCGTCCCACATGTCGTTGAGGTGCCCGTTGAACGCTTTACGCTGCGCCGGGCTGAGGTTGTTCAGCGGCAGGCTGTTGCTGTCCATTGGCTGCGGCCTCCTGCGTGTCGGTCTTGGCGGTGGCGATCTTGGCGCGTAGTTCGTCGATGGCGTTCTGCGTGCGCTGCTGTTTCTCGTAGGCGCGATGGGCGGCGATCTCGTCCCATGTCAGGCCGGCGCGGCTCAGGCCCACGTCGCTGTCGGCGAAGGCGGGGTTGGTGGACGCGACCTTCTGGTACCAGTCGGCGCGGGCGGCGTCGCTGGCTTCCTTGGTGGGTGCCCAGATCGGTCGCAGTTGGCGGATGTCGGCTTCGTCCGCGCCCTGGGCGGCGAGCGCCATGGCGAGGATGCTTTTGATGCTTTCGCCGAAGCGTTTGTTTTGCCGGTCGGCGGTGCGGGAGAGTTTGCGTTCGGCTTCGGCCATGGCTTCGGCGCTGGCGGGGTTGTCCATGGTGATGCCGAGGTCGTTGACGGGGATGTCGGTTTCGCCGCTGACCATGAGGGCGACGGTTTTGAGCATGTCGGAGTGTGGCTGCATCGAGGCCTGTGTGAGTTGGCGCAGTTCGGGTTTTTCGCCGTTGCGGCCGGCGGGGATGCCGTTGATGACGCTGACGATGCTGCCCCATGTGTCGGGGCTTACCTGTCCTTTGTTGGCTCCGAGGAACCATATGCGTGGTGCCGCGTAGAATTCTGCGGTCGCTTCCATGCGCACGAGGGTGCGCAGTCCGAGGTCGGTGAGGGCCATGAGTGGGCGGGTGATGCGGCTGGAGCCGAGGGGGCGGTAGAGCTGTTGGTCGCTGATGATCGGTACGACGGTGGGTTGGTCGAAGCCGGTTTCGATGCGTTCGGCCTGCCATGTGCCGCTGTTGCGGCGGCACAGGTAGACCTTGCCGGGCAGCCATACGTCGAAGCGGGTGATGTAGCCGTCTTTGTCTTTGTCGCGGATGGTCATGGCAGCGCCGATCCTGTCGTTGCCCCAGTCCCATAGGGCGCTGCTCCAGTCGGCGGCGCGGGGCGTGATCCTTATGTCGTCGCCGTCGCCGGAGATGGTCATGAAGCTGCATCCGTGCGTGTATGCGGACACGATGGCCTGTTGGATTTTCACGCCGAACGTGTTCGCCGCGATGATGTCGTCTACCTGCGTTTGGAGGCTGTCGGGCGCGTCGATGCCTTCGAAGACGCTGAGGTCGGCGAGCGCGCGGACGGCTTTGTTGGGCCAGCCGATCATTGGTTTTGCGAGTGCTTTCATGGCCGGTGGGATGCTGTAGGCGACGCCTTTGTAGTGGTAGTGGGCGAGGTAGTAGCTGGTGCGCAGGGTGTTGCGCATGTAGTGGCGTCGCCATTGTTTGAGGAGTTCGTTGATGGTGGGTTGGTCGTCGGGGTCTACGCCGGTGATGGTGTTGGCGTAGGCGCTTTCGATGGCGAGCCAGCCGGCTTGTCCGCGCAGGATGGGGACGTCGTCGGTGTTCATGATTAGTACCATGCTTCCTGTTGTGCGGTGGGGTCTCTTCTGGTGGTCATGGCCCCGTGGAGGGCGAGGGTGACGGCGTTGAGCGGGCTGATGTCGGTGTCGTCGTCGGGTCGGTTCCATCCGAAGAGGCCGTTTTTGCCGATGGGGCGTGTGGTGGCTTTGGCGGCGGCTTGCCAGAGTGGTTGTTGGCCGTCTTCGGGCAGGTGGGTGAGGGTGCCGTCTCTGAGCATGTCCTGGAGGCGTCCGCAGGCGCGGCCCATGTCGGTGGCGGCGGTGACGGTGACGGTGACGCCGGCTTCGGCGAGGTCGGGCAGGAGCGCGGTGGCGGGGCTTTGCCCGTCGATGACGAGCGCGGCGGTTTGTTCCCAGACCTTGTCGATGAGGTTGACGGCCCACATGGTGCCGTCGTGGTTGGTGTCCCTGTATTCGGCGAGTTCGATGTGGGCGGTGCCGTCGTCGTAGCGCATGCATGCGCCGATGGTCAGGCGTGTGCGTGTGGGGTTCATGTCGATGCCGAAGCTCATGACGCCGCCTGGGCGGCGGGCGTCGATGGTGGCTTCCTCCCATTGGCGTGGGTCGATGGCGCGGCTGAGGGCGTGTTCGTCCCAGATGCCGAGGGCTTCGCGCCGGAAGTCGTCGCCGGTGAGGTTCTCCCACAGGTTGGCGATGGATTCGTCGCTGGTGTGGGCCGGGTAGCTGGGGTTGGCTTTCCTCCATTGTTCGCGGTCGAGAGGGTCGGCGTCGCGGTCGGCGGTGAATTCGACGTAGAGGGTGCTGTGGGTGCGGCCCGCGCGCGTTTTGTCCCTGAGGCGGGTGAATGCTTCGCCGTTGTCCCTTGGGCCGGGCGGGGTGCCCATGTAGATGGTCTGGGGGTTGTAGGCGCGGTTCTGGGTCGGCAGCATCGACGCCATCGCCGAGTCGGACAGGTGCTGGGCCTCGTCGATGACGAGCAGGGCGATCTTCTTGACGCCTCGCAATGCGCCGCGTTCGCGGGCGCGGAAGAAGATACGGCTGCCGTTGCGGAAGCGTATCTCCTCTTTGCCGGCGGCGAGGCTGATGCCGTGGTCGGGGTCCACGAGGCCGCTCATCTCCGGCCTGAGCACGATCGCGCACAGGCTTTCGAACGTGTCCTTGATGACGCTGAAGTGCTGCGCCGTCCACACGATGCGCATGCCGGGGGTTCGGGCGGCGCGGTGGATCGCGACCCAGCCGATGTCGTAGGTCTTGCCTGTCTGGCGCGGGATCGACAGCACCGTGTTGCGGGCGCTCCAGAAGCCGTCGGCGCTTTTGGCGAGCACGATCCGGTTGATCTGCCGCTGCCACGGGTCGAAACGGTCGCCGGCCGCGTTGGCGAGCTTGTTGAGGCTTGGTTCGCCGCTGGTGTACAAATCGTCGGGGATGATCTGGCAGGCCGCCCCGTCAATCCTCGTGCTCATTCAATCGTTCGTCCTCCGTGTCCAAGGCCTGCATGGCCGGATCGTGCCCGTTCGACGCCTTGTCGATCGCCTCGATCTCGGCGCTGATGTCCGCGAGCCGTTTGGTCAATGACGCGAGGTCGCGTGAGCTTATCGACCCTTCGTCGAGCTTTTCGGCGATGAGGTTGCGCATCGCCACCAAGAGCCGGCGACGATCCCCGGAAGCGGCGGCATTGCTGACCCTGCGCGACCTTGACGCGGTCTTCGACCTGGTGGTTTTCGACGTTCTGGCGACCATGACGGCTCCTTACCAAGTGTGGAAAAAAGTCCGGGGAAAAAACGGCGCTTTGCCCGTGGTCGCCCCGGCGGGGCCGGGTGGGGTCTACTCCCCACCCCCGAACCAGTCCGAGCAGCGGATCGGCCCGGCCGAGACCTGTGCGGCGCGCTGCGGCGCTTTGCCTTGGGCGATGAGTTGGGCGACGCGCTCGCGTGCCCATGCCAGACTGTGCGTGCCTTTGATGGCGTTGCACCATCGGTGCGCGGGCCCGCTGTTGTCGTGCGTGAGTGTGCCGCCGCGCGCCAGGGCAATGGTCTCGTCCACAACGAAGCTGTATGGATGCGGCGCTTTGAGTTCGTAGTCGATGGGACGATGGCAGATGTAGCAGTCGGCCCGCATGTGCCGCCACCGCTCGCGCTCGCGCCGACGGCGATAGCCATTGCTGTATCGCGGATTGCCCACGCATGCCTCCAATCGAACGCTTGTATGGATCGACAGACTGCGCTCGCCGGCGGGAAGAAGAGGGAAGAACCGTCGGCGAGGCGTCTGTCTGTGGTGGTTTCTCGGGTGCCGCATGGCCGGCTGTGCACGATGCCGGCGGCGGGTGGCGGATGGTGCGGGATTCGAACCCGCGAAGCATGAGGCTTGTGTCATGCTTGCCCGCTTAGCAAGCGGGTGCCTTCGGCCGCTCGGCCAACCATCCCGGATACGAGAAAAGCCCCGCCGGCATGGGCAGGGCTTTTTCGATACTCCGATTACACGCGACAGCGTAACACGTTTTTGTCTCAAACCTCAAACGTCGCCGTGGTCGCGTTCCGCGCGATCCTGCGCGCAGGCTAATAGCTCCATGATGTTCCACTCCCAGTAATGGCGGTCGATGCGCCGCGTGGATGGCATTTTGCCCCGGCTGCGCCAGTTCGCCAAGTCCTTGCCCGTGACGTTGACGCCGGTGTTCTCGCGTATCCACCGTGCGGCGTCGGCTTGGGTGCGGGTGATGTGCATGAGGCCCGCGCTGCGCAGGTATTCGAGCCTGATGCGCTTCAAATCGAGCCATGCGCCGCAGACGGGGCATACCGCGTACCGTGAGGATTGGGCGGCGTAGATGGGCGTGCGCACCGGCTCGCCATGCTCGTCGCGCTCGTTGAGGCAGTCGAGGCATACGCCGATCAGCCGGCGTTCGGCAGTGCGCGTGGTCGCCGCATCCACCTTTTCCGCGAGGCGCGTGGTGTCCGCGTACAGGTCGCCGGCCGAATCCAACCCGGCGAGCGCGCCCATGTGGTGCAGGAGCAGGCGGATCAGCTCGGCCCACTGCCTGAGCGTGCGGGGCCGATCGTAGCGGTCGTAGCCTAGGGGCGTGATGTTGAGCATGCCGCCCATGAGCTGCAAGTGCACCTCGACCGTATTGAACAGGGCTTGGGCGGTCTCGTTGACCGGCGGGGCCGCATACGCCGTGTTGCCGTGGCGGGGGCTGCGCTCGCGGGTGGTGGCTTGTTTGTAGGCGATTTGTTGGAGGGCTGGCATGCCGGCTTTGAGGAGCCATGCGAGGCGTCGGGCCCATTCCTTGGTGCATTCGTCGCACAGGTTCCGGTCTTCGTCGCTCTGGTGGCCGCACGCCGCGCATGCCTGTTGGTTCATTCCTATCCCCCGCCCTTGCTGGTAGACTTGCCTTTTGGACAATGCGCCTCTGCCGCAAGGTGGGGGCTTTTTATTTGCCCGAACGCCGTCCCCGATGCTTTGATGGGGTTGGGAATGGCGTCGTTTCAACGGTTTGCGTACTTTCCTTAACTTTCCTTCCTATTGTCCCAGATGTTGGCGGGTTCTTCCAGTGCGGGCAGGTGTGGTTCGAGGAATTCGGGGCGTTTGGGCTGTGGTGGTGCGGGGTGGGCTTGCAGGATGATGGCCTTGACCTCGTCGATGGGGATGCGCAGGGATTGCGCGGTCTCTTCGGGGCTGACGCCTTTGGTGTGCCAGTCCTCGATGATCTGTCTGATGCCAGTGGTGACTTTCATGCCCTTGCTCCTTCCTGTTGGTCGAGTTGTTCGCGTACCGAGCAGTCGGCGCACATCCAGGCGACGCGGCGCATGCATTTGCGGATCGCCGTGGCCGGTGACAGGGCGATGACGGTGAACCGGCCGAAGCATTCGGGGTGGGCGACCTTGTGGGTGGGGGTGGCGGTGCCGCGCATGATGATGACCGGCCCGATCTTCCAGGCGGTGACGTTAACGTCGATGTCGTTCATTCTCGTTCCTTTCTCGGCCGGCTCGTCCGGCCGTACTGCTTGCCGCCCCATATGCCCTGCAACGGGTAGCCGTTGATCCGGTTGTTATCGTCGGCAAAGGCGCGGCACTCGTCGACGACCGGGCATGACCGGCACACGGCGAGCGCCGCCGCTTGTTCGTATGGGTTGCCGCTGAACCAGAGTTCGGGGTCGTAGTCGCGGCATGCGGCTTGGTGTCGCCAGTTCATCGGTCGCCGTCGCGGTAGGGGTTGATGTGTCGGGCTTCTTTCATGGCGTCGAAGCGGCCGTATCGTGCTTCCATGAGTTGTTTGCCTTCCTCGTAGGCTTGGATGGTTTCAGGGTTGGTGCGGGTGAAGGGTTGTGTGCTGTCGCTGATGGCGTTGACGTGCACGTTGGTGAAGCCGGCGGCTTCGAGGCGTTGCTGGATGGTGAGCATGCTGTGATTGGGCGCGTGGGCGGTGAAGCTGACCTGCATTACCGGTTTCCTTTCTTGGCTAGTTGTTTGGCGACGATCTCGCCGAGCGGGGTGATCTGCCATCGCCCCCAAGTGACGTGCTCGATATAGTCCCGCGCCTCCAACGCCTCGAAGGTGCGCTTGTGGTTGCGGTCGAGCGGGTAGGCGCTGCCGTTCTGCCAGATTTCCAAGAGCAGGTCTCGCATGGCCAGGGTGAGTCTGATCCGATCGCTCATGAGAGCGCTCCCGTCATGTCGTCGAGCACCTGACAGGTGATCGCGTCGATACGCCCGCCTGTTTTCACGGTCAGGCACAGGCGCTTCACGTCGCCGGTGTGCCGCACCTCCTGCGTGACGGTCTGCGCCTCCTGTTCGCCGAGCTGCGCCTGTTCGCCGAGCCCGTACCCGACGGCGAGCGCCGCGAAACTGGCCACGACGATGGGCATGATTCCGACGGCGTATGGTCTGCCGTTCCTTCTCACTGCATTGCCTCCGTTCCGTTGATAAAGCCCCATGCGCTCGCGGCCACCTGCTTCCACCATTCGAGCACGTCGTCGGCGACGGCCTTGCCGCTCTCGTACACGGTCGGGCGCTCGCCGTTGGCCTCCCAGAGGGCGAGGGCGAGCAGGTCGAGTTCGTCGGGGGTGAGGGGCGTGGCTGTGATGGCTTGTTCGATGCGGATGGCGAGCGCGAGCGCATCGTTGTGGCCTTGGGTGTATCCGATGACGTAGGCTTCGGCCGGAGTGTCGTTGCCGAGGCCGGCGTCGGCAAGCGCGTTCAACGCTTGTTGTGTCAGGTCGATGCTCATGCGTCGTCCTTGTCTTGTTGGTTGGTGATTTGGCTGAATTGTTCGAGATGGCCGATCCAGCGCAATAGGGCGAGGGTGATGGTGCCCCGGTACATGTCTGGGGTGCGCCGAGTAGAGCGTGTCGCCGGTCTCGTCGGATTGGATGGTGCCGAGTTTGATGGTGGTGCCGTCCGTCTGATCGCACATGATCCGAATGCGTGTCATGCGGGTGCCTTCCTGTGCCGTCGTTCCGCCCGCCATTTCGGGTGGTAGAGCAGGAACGCCTTGAGCGTGCTTATCGGCTCCCAGAAGTCGCCATTGGGTAGGTCGAGCCGCCACCATTGCCCGCAGACCGGGCAACGCCATACCGGATCACTGCCCGCAGGCTTGCAATACTGACTGCTCACTGCCCCGCCTCCAGTTCACTGATGTCGGTCGGGATGCCGTAATGCTCGAAGATGAAGTCGATCATCAGGTGACGTCCTTCGATCGTGAACGAATACTGATCCGGGTCAGCAGACGTGCACGTATCGAACCGAAGAAAGGCGTCTTGCAGAGCATCGGCCACATCTTGGCGCGTGAATATCTTCCCGACCTGTTCGCTCATTTCAGCGCCTCCGTCCGTGCGGCCGTGATCGCCAACCGCGCCAACCTCCGGTATTGGACTTTCGCATCCGGGTTCATGTCCGGCCACAACGGCAAGACCTCTTCAACGCTCATACCCGACGTGCCGGTGTAGATGGCGAGCGCCGCCATATCGATCTCACGATCCGTGGGATTCCTCGTCGCCCCGGCCCTGTACGCCTTCCGCGACGCCAAACACGCTCCGAGCCTCGTCTGAGTGACGGGGCGCTCGCCGTTGTCGGGGTAGGGGTAGCGTTCCTCGATTTCGTGGGTGATGATGCTGGTCATGCTTGGTCTTCTTTCAAATCGGTGGACTGGTATTCGAGCAGGTAGGGGCTGAGCTTGTCTCGGTGGTCTCGGCGTATGTGGATGGTGCCGATGGTCTGGTCGTTGAATCGTTGGGCGCAGTCGGGGCATATGTCGATCTCGATGTCGTTGAGCTGGCCCATGGAGGTGCGGTTGGCCGAATACCCGGACAGGCTGAATCGCAGTGCCTTGCGTTTGCTGGTTTCCGTGCCGCATTGGTCGCAGTAGATGCGTGTGCTCATTGTTGGTTCCTTTCGTGTTCGATGAGGCGGTCGAGGCAGGCGAGGGCCGAATAGGGGAAGCCTTGCCGGAGTTTCGCCCATGTGTGCGCTTCGGCGTCGGGGATGGCGGGATCGTTGGCGAGGGTGTCGAGGATGGCGTGTTGTTGGCGTGTCCATGCGATCTTCTCGTCGTGGTCGATGACGTGGCAGAGGTACCATCGGGCTTTTTCGAGGTCTTCGACGGGTCGGCCCTTGCTGTGGTAGCGCCAGAGGTATTTGATGGCGTTGCCGAGGCAGAAGCTGGTGTCTGCGGTCAGTTCGATGCACTCCATGCCCGGGTGCGAGCGTGTGTAGTGGTTTGGTGAGTTGACGGGGTCGTTGGCCCATGTGGTGTGCATGCTTACCAGTCCTTTTCGAGTTCTTGGCAGTCGGGGCAGATGGATGACGTGGTGTCGGTGAGCGGTGCGCCGCAGATCGCGCAGATGGTCGGATCGTTGGCCGGTTCGGGTCGGTGGGCCGCTTCCAGGAGGCGGCGGATGAGTTCGATGGTCTGCGGGGCGGGGGTTGTGGTGTGGGTGCTCATTGCTTGTCCTTGAGTTTGATGTGTTCCCAGTCGCATGACGCTCCGCCGGAGTCGGAGAAGCATCGGACGGCCGCGCTGCCGTCGGGCAGTTCGTACCAGCGGACGTATCCGGGGTCGGGGTTGTTCACGGTGCCCTGGCCGCAGCCTTTGGGTGTTTCTCCGCATGCCGTGAGCGCGAGGATGGCGAGGATCGCCGTGAGGGTTGCGGGTATTCGTTTGCCGGTGTTCATGATTGGATGCCTTGGTGTCCGGCTCGCATGATGTCGAGGTAGGCGGTGTAGTCGTTGCGGTCTCGGCGGATGCAGTCTTCGACCCTGTGGTTGCCCGTGTGGTCTTGGTAGGGGTTGTGGCCGAGGGCCATATCGCTGAGCCGGTAGGTGCTGAGGTCGAGTTTGCGGTGGTTGGTGAGCTGGCGGAGCCAGTCGGGGTGGAGATGGGGGCCGAGTTGGTTGGTGAGCAGGTCGATGTCGTAGTCCACGTTGGTGCCGGCTGGGTGGAGTTCGTATTCGGTGGCTTCGTTCTGCATCCATTCGTAGAGGTTGCGGGCCACGTTCGCGTATCCGAATTCGTTGGTGTCGGCGTCCATGACGGTGTCCAGGAGCCCGTTGTCGAGGTGCATGCGCAGCACCTTGGGGTCGATGTCGTAGAGGCTGAGCTTGTCGGGGCGTACCGGGCAGATGAACCGGTCGTGTTCCTCGATGCCGTCCATGCTGGTGACGATCATGCCGATCTCCAGGAGTTTCGCGTTGGTGCGGCTGATGCCGGTGGTTTCGGTGTCGATCCAGAGCAGCATGTGTGGTTTGGCTGGCGGTTTTGGCGGGTTGAGGGGTTTGCCGCTGACGGTGATGTCGTGTTGGGTGTTCATTCGTTGCCTTTCTTGATGTCGATATGGGCGGGGAGGTCTTCGGGTGGCGGGCAGGGGTGGCGTGTGCCGTCCGCGTTGAGCTGCTGCCAGCCGCCTGTGCGGTAGTAGACGGGGATGGTGGCGGGGTCTTTGCCCATGTGGACGAGGTAGCCGAGCCGGTAGGCGCGCTTGGGGTGGGCGTGTACCCATCCGTGGCATCCTGTGGTGCCGCTGCCGCAGAGTTGGAGCAGGTTTTCGGGTTGGTGGAGCCGGTCGAAGGGGTGGCTTCGCGGTTCCCTGTGGTGGATGCTGTCGCCGCTCCAGTGGCTGCCGGTTTCCCGGTCGCAGATGGCGCATCGGTATCGGTCTCGCCGTTGTACGATGCGGCGGGTTTCGTCGGTGGGTTTGGTGCTCATCTCTGGGCCTTTCGTTGGCATTCGTTGATGATTTCCTTGGCTTTTTGTTCCGGGTCGATGCCGGTTTTGACGCAGGCCCAGAAGTCGGTTCTCATGCTGTCGGTGAAGGTGCCTACGGGCACGTGGTCTCGGATGTGGCCGGTGATCCACCGGTCGTCGATGACGGTGCCGTCGGGCAGTGCGTGCCGGTAGGGTTTCGGCTGGCTGGGCGTGGTGTCCGTGTATGCGCCTTGGCGCAGCCATCGGCTCATGTTGGGCGCGTATTTGGGTTCGTCCACGGTCTTGGCGTAGGCGATGACGCTGCCGATGAGCTGTCTGGGGTCGGCCGGCGGCCGGCCTGCGACGCCTTGGACGACGAGGTTCCACGCCTTTTCGGCTTCGGTTTTGCTGCCGGTGTGGCGTGGGTAGGCGTTCCACGCGGTCTCGAACGGGTCTTCGAGCATCCTGGCCTCGAGTTCGGCCATGGTGGTGCGCTCCGGCTCCGGTTCGGGCGTCGGCGTGGAGGGGTTGGGGGAGGTTATATCGGTATGGGTATAGGTATAGGTAAGGGTGCTTCGTTTTTGCTTGCCGGTTTGCTTCGCGTTTGCTTCACCTTTTGCTTCGGCAAGTGCTTCGTCGTTTGCTTCGTCCGGTTGAAGCATTTGCTTCGCGTTTGCTTCGCTGTCTGCTGAAGCATTTGCTTCGTTTTTGCTTCGTCTCGAGCGGCCGGACGCCTTGCCACCGGCACGGCCGGCGCGGGCGCGTTTCTCCTGCAATTCCTTGGTGGCCGCGTACTTGCAGAGCATGGTGCCGTCGGGGTTGGCGGCGACGATCTCGAACACGCCGGGCTCGGTTTCGCGCCACAGGCCGGCGTCCACGAGCTGGCGGGCGAGCTTCGGGCTGCCGCCGAGCTTCCTGACGCGCTGCATGGTGATGGCCCCGTCGTAGTCGCCGTGGCGCAGCTGGCGGCCGACGTAGCTGCCGGCCATCGCCCACAGGCCAATCGCGGACAATGGAAGCTCCTCGCATTGCGGGGCGTCGTAGATGCCATCGTCGATCATGAACCAAGTCATGGGTGTCTTCTCCTCTCGGGTCGGCCTATTCGATCTCGCCGGTGTCGGGGTCGACGGTTTCCCCGCCGTCGTTCCCGTCGTCGTCCGTGGTGGGCAGTTCGCCGAACGGGTCGAGGCTGCGTTTTAAGTCGTCGAGCATGATCCGGTGGCGCGTGGAGTTCGGATAGGTCATGAGGTCGTCCAGGACGGTGGCCTCGTCGATGATGCGCTGCGCGAGCTCGTCGGCGTCGTAGAGCGCTTCGACGTATGGGCTGATGCCCTTGTAGCGTTCGATGTATTCCTCCTTGTCGGCGCATTCGAGGAGCTTCGACGCCTTGACGCGGAACGCGCTGGCGGCCTTCTTGACCGAGCCTGCGGCTGCGGACAATGGCAGCAGCTGCAACGGGGTTATCTCGTCGGGGATGAGCGTGTCCTGCACGCCCTTGCTTTTGTTCTTCGCCATGCGAGTGTCCTTTCTAGAATTCCGGGTCGCCGGTGTCGGTGGTGAACGTGTCCGGCGTGTAGCCGCTGCCGCCGTTGGCCCACGGGTCGGACGCCGGCGGCGGTGTCGTCTGCTGCGGCTGCTGCTGTTGCGGGGACTGGCCGTTCGGGTTGCCGAACGTGCTGCCACCCTGATAGCCGTCGTGGCCTCCCTGTTTCGTGACCTGCGCGGTGGCGTAGCGCAGGCTGGGCCCGATCTCGTCCACGGTCATTTCGACCACGGTGCGGTTCGTGCCGTCCTGAGCCTGATAGGAGCGCTGGGAGAGCCGGCCGGTGGCGACGACACGCATGCCCTTGGACAGCGACTGGGCGCAATGCCAGGCGAGGTCGCGCCAGGCGGAGCAGCGCATGAACAATGACTGGCCGTCCTCGTACTGGTTGGCCTGCCGGTTCCAGACGCGCGGCGTGGAGGCGATGGTGAAGCCGCACACCTGCGTGCCGGTGCCGGTGGTGCGCAGTTCGGGGTCTGCGGTCAGGTTGCCGACGATCGTGAGGATGGTTTCGCCGGCCACTAGTCCTCGTCCTCCATGTCCTCGATCCAGTCGCCGACGAACGTGGCGAGGACGTGCGCGTCCTTGGCTGCGCTGCTCGCGATGCCCCATGCCACGTCTTCGCGGCGGTTGTGGCAGTGCAGGGCGAGGTCGGAGAGCGCCGCATAGGCCATGTCGGCCACGTCGCGCATGTGCTCCAGCTCGTCAAGCTCGCCGGCGTCATCCGGGCCGTCGCCCTCTTCCTCGTCGTCTTCGTCGTCGATGACGGCGCCGAGCGGCTTCCGGTCGCTGGAGGCGAACATGTCGGCGAGCGTCTTGCCATTGGGCAGCACAGGTTCGACGGCTATGCAGGCCTTGGCTTTCTCGCTCAATGCGAGGCCGGCTTGGTCGAGCGTCGTGACGAACAGTTTTGCCAGCTCACCGTCGGAGACGGACACGTCGCCCTCGATGAGGCCGTAGAACTTCTCGGCGAGTTTTTCGGCCATTTCCTTGTTGGATGTCATGATTTTCCTTTCCTGATGTCCCGTTTCCATGCCCATTCGCATTCCGCGCCGATGGTCGCCGTGCTGCGGTCGATGACGAACGCGGCGGGCGACGGCATGAGGATGAGGCGTGGGTAGTCGAGCCGTGAGTTGCATTCGCAGATCGCGTCCAGCGTCTCGGCGATCAGTTCGCCGGGCGTCATGGTCAGGCCCCGTTCGGTGATGGGCCAGATCATGAGGCTGCGGTGGGTGTTCATGGGACTCCTTCGTTTGGCGCGGGGCCGCGCTGGCGTGGTCGACGCCGGCAATGGAGACCACCGGCTCGCACGCCATCGCTTCCGCTATCCACTGACTTCCTGTCGTATGGGGATGGATCGCGGCCGACGTTGACGCGGCCCCAGTGGACGGCCTCGGAATCGAACCGAGTCCCGGCCCTGTGCCGGCACTTGTGCGCCTGCGTGGCCGGGGGCTAACCTGCCCGCCCTATGCGCCGGCGGCCGGGGAACCGCCGACGCTGTTTGAGAGGAGAAGAGATTTTGAGTTTTCGATTCGGGTTTGTACGGTTTTCCTTCCGCCGCCACCTCGGGAAGAGGAGGCAAGACTAGATGGACAACACAAGAAGGCACAGGGCGACCCACAGGCATACGGAGGACACCGTCGTTGAGGGTTTTTCCCTGCGCTTCTGCGCGGTGCCGACGTTGGCCAGCACGAGCACGAGGGCGACGGCGCAGAACGTGATCTGCTGCCAGCACAGGCTCATTCCGATTCGCCTCCCGCCTCTTCGATGAGGCCGATGAGGAACAGTGGCGCGTTGACGAACGCCCACCACGCGGCCAGACCATTGCCCAGCGGGTGCATGCAGGCGTCATGGGTCAACAGCCACGCCAGACAGCAGACGATGGAGACCACCAGCAGCAGGCCGATCGTGTACGGGTAGCGCTTGAACATGACGCCGCCCTTACTTGGTCTGGACGAGCGTGTCAGCGCCGTCCGGGACGACGACGAGCTGATCCGCGTTGGACAGAGCGTCGATATAGTGCTGTTTGAGCACGTTGTCGGTCAGGCTCTCGTTGAGCACGGCGTTGGCGTTGGCGTCGGCCTCGCCCTGCGCCTTGATCTTCTTGGTCTCGGCCTCGGTCTTGGCGACTTCCTGCTCGTTCATGGCCTTCTGCTTGTCGATCTCGGCGGCCTGCGCCTCGTTGTATTTCTTGACGATCTCGTCGCCATAGCGCACGTCCTGCACGCTGACCTGTTCGACGGTCAGGCCGATCTTCCTCCACTTGGCCGCCAGCGCATCTTGCACCGCCTTCGTGTATTCGCCTCGGTTGGTGAGCATCGTCAAAGTGTCGAACCGGCCGGACTGTTCACGGGCCACGCTGCGAAGATCGTTGCTGATGTAGTTCTGCGTGAACGTCTGCTGCTTGCCGTACTCCGAGTATAGGTATTCGGCGGCGCTTGGATCAAGGCTGTAGTTGACCTGAATGTCGATATCTGCGGAAGCTCCGCTCCTGTCGTTGACGGTGACTTGCTTGCCGACCGCGCTGCCGCCGTCGTACTTGTAATCGGTGTCTTTGTAGAAGTTGATGAGGTTGTTGCGGGTGTCGTATTTGACGATGCTCTGCCACGGCGTCTTCAAATGGAAGCCCGCGTCTTCGGAATGGCCGGCCAGACTGCCGCCCATGTTGCGGATGACCGCGACCTCGCCCACGTCCACGGAGTACAGGCATACGGGGATCAGCAGCATCAATCCGACGAGGCCCGGAATGAGGCCGATGCCGGCCCCCTTGACGTTGTTGGACAGCGCGATGCCGGTGACGGCTGCGCTGAAGAGCAGCAGGACGATGGAGATGACGAACCAGATCATGAGGGTTCCTTTCAGAGGATAAGGCCCTTTCCCCGTGCCGGTAGGCTTGAGGTGCCAACCAAAAATCCGCACGACGCGGGGAAAGGAAGAATTTTCAATGCAGACACAACGAGAGGCGCTTAACGAAGCGCTCGACAATCTCCGTGTCGGAACCAGTAGCGCCGCTTGGCTCCGGGATCATGCAGAAAGCGAAGAGGTGAGGAAACTCGCCCGCGCCGTTCATTACATCGGCTTCGGCGCTCAGCAGATCGCCATCGCCCTCACCGACCGAAACAAGACCAAGGACTTGTAGGAGAAACAGGGACACCGCGTCGAGCTGTGCCAGAAGCGCACGCCTGTCCAGCTTCTCCGAGATTCGCCTGTATTCGGAGTCCCCCAGTGCCTCGCGCACGGCAGCCTCTGAATACAGGGACGCTTTCATGCGCAGCATGCCGGCGTCCTGAAGATTGTGCTGCAACGTCTCCAGAGAGGACAGCAACGCAGGTTCACAATTGGACTTGCTCATTTCGCCGCCTCTTCCGGCTGGGTGTTGTCTGTGGGCCACGGGTCAAGAGTGTGACCCATGAGATAGTCCACGGACGTGCCGAAGAAGTCAGCGAGCGCCACATAGTCCTTCTTGGTGAAGCTGCGAGTGCCGTTGATCTTGCTGGACAGTGCTTGCCGAGTCAGCCCGATCTCGTCGGCGAGCGCGGACTGTGTCATGTTCCGCGTATCGAGCAAGTCGAGCACGATTTGTGCTGTCTTGTTTTCCTGTGTTTGTAACCGCATGTGATTACAGATACACCATTGAGTGACAGAGTTACAAATCGTCGGCGTGTTGACTTTGTAATCAAAAGTGGTTATAGTGATGCCATGACCGAAACAATGACAGCCCCGCCGGCGGTGATCGACTACCAAGCCGTAGCCATCGGCAACATAAGGATGATGCTTAGCCTGAGAGGGCTGAAGCAAAGCGATCTCGCCGCATACATGGGCAAGCATCGCCAGAATCTGAATCGAATGATTAACACCGGCGCACAATGGTCTTTCAACGACATGTGCCGTGCTGCGCAATTCTTCGGTGTCTCCATTGACACGCTGATGCGCCCTGACCTTACTCAATCTGAGCTAAAAGGAAACGGAGGTTTGCCTGTCGTCAACGTTGACGACTTCCGCCTACGTGGCGGGGCGTGGAAGACCCCGGCTATGGTTCTGGCCGCCTGACCGGGCGGCTCGGGATCATAACCCAGAGGTCCATGGTTCAAATCCATGCCCCGCTACCAACGAGGATCGATAAAGATCCTTGACGAACAACCTCGGAGTGGTTAATCCGCCCCGAGGTTTTTTGTTGTCCCCACGGAGTTCTGCGGACGATAAATCAGGGTTAAGCAACGTAGCCACATCTGTATTCAAGAAGTCGGCTGCGGCCTGCGTCTCGTTGATTGTCCACGTGATTTCACTGCGCAGCTTACGCGCAATCGTTTGAGGGGCAAGACCCAGCGCATTGGCTAAGTCTTTCTTCTGAAGGTGTCGCGCCGTGATCATCAGATTCACGTTGGCGGCGACAATATCTTGCGCATTTATCTTTGCCTGCGGCATGCTCATTGTTGCTGTCATAGTTACATAATACAACGTCATTTTACTTTTATACGGCGTGTCTTATTTGAGACAACAGTATTTTGGCTGTAGAAAGTAACACATGGTTTTAGTCTGTACGTCTGGTGTCATATCGGACAGATTGAGAGAGCTAATGAGGCAACAGCACATTACCCAACGTTCCCTTGCCTCAGAAATCGGACTGTCGTTCCAGCTTCTTAACGCAAAGCTCCATGGCCGCGCTAATTACACTTCGCGCGACCTTGTTCGTATTGCTGATTTCTTCGATGTGAGTCTCGACTACCTGACTGGCCGTTCTAATTATGCGAAGCCTTTGGAGGTGGCGTGATGTTTGTTACGCAGAAGAAGCCGAACGGCTGGACTCTGTTTTTCGCATTCACCGAGATTGCCTTTGGCCTGTGGGCGTTCGTCGCCGGCTTGCTGGCTATGGAAGCATGGCAGATTCTTTTTGGCCTTGCCATGGTGACAATCGGTCAGCAAACCGGCTCGTCGTACCTTTTCAGGCTCGGGCTATTCGAGAAATACCGCCTGTTCCTCATCCCTGAGTTATCTGGAGAACAAGCTGAGCGGCAGAAAGAATATTCGGCAAAGCAAGACCAAGGAACGCTTGCATGAACGGACCTGCCTTTTCCTCCTTGAATTTTTGCCACCCCGACTTATCCTGCGTCTGCGTTTCCGCCATGAACACCGCCGCAAAGAGACGATTCAGGGCATCCGCCAGAACGAAGTCACCGGTCATCTCGTATTTGTCCAGCACTGACTGGATCTCGACAACGAGCGAAGCAACGTATTCCTTGAGCTCCACTGGCAAGGTTCCGTCGTTTTTGACGGCCTCCGCAAATTCTTGTGCAAACGTTCTAGCTGATTCTCGTTGCGCTTCCGAGAACTTGGACACAGCGAACGGATTCGTCTTGCGCATCTGGGCTAAAGCGATCTGCGCGCCAAGCGACAGCACTTGCTGGTCCGCGATGCCGCCTGCATTGAAATTGTTGTTCTGCACGCGCAGGAACGAGCGGAATATCTTTTCCCATATTTCCGGAAACGCCCGACGAATCATGGGCATGGCGCTGTCCCCGCCGGCTTCAAGCATTGCGGCTTGGCGCTCAATTTCCGCCATGGCCGCCGATGAATCACGCGCCGTGAACGTCTGCCCATTATCTCGTTCTGCTGCTTCGAATAGTTGCAGCAGGTATTGCGCAGGATTATTCATTGATTCTTCCTTCCTTCGTTTGTTCTTCCTTGGCTTGTTTCCTTCTTTTCAAGCCTACGGCGGGGGAAGGAACCCTTTTCAACCATTCGACCGATGGAGGTTTTGCAGATGATTGCGTATGTGGTTCGTTGTGACGTGTGCGGGGCCGAGGCGTTTGTGCCGTTGAATCAGGACCCGGATATGGCCATGTCGGCTCGTGGGTGGCGTATGAGGCCGCACTCGAAGATGTGCCCGGATTGCGTTTTCGCAGTCGAGGGGCCGAAGGTTCCGCCGAGCATGGCGGAGTGCGCTGATGTCGGTGTTCGACCCTGAGTGCAGCAGGAACCGTTTCAGTGCGGAGTTCAAGCTGACCGGTGATGCGGGGAGTCCGTATGAGTTCGGTATTCGTTTCAGTGTGGATGGTGATTATTCGCGGTTGGTGGCATGTCGATGGGTGACATGGTGCGTATCAACCGCGAGTTCGCCAGGGTTATCAGGGAGGCGAAGCATGCACGGGTTGTATAAATGCGTTCTCACGTTCTGTGCGGTGTTCGTGGGCTTGGTGTTCGCGGTGATGGGTTTCTGGGCACTGCTGGGTGTGACGTGCCTGTGTGCGGGCATGGTGCTGGCGGATGTGCCGGAGCGTATCGGCGGGAGGTTTGGCCATGAGCAGTGATATGGGCTACAGGTTTCAGTCGGCCGCGACGGCCAATGGTTGTCTGATGGTGTGCATCACGCCCCATACACGGCGCAGGGACTTCAGGTCGAAGGTCTATGTGTTCACGCCCGAGGAGGTTCGCGGGCTCATCGGCTGTCTGGCCGTATTGCCGGACGGGCCCGAGTAGTTCTAGGTATCTTTAGACGCCTCTAGGCGTTCGTATGCGTGCCCGACGCTATCGGGTCACTGAGAATGGAATGGCTGTGATGGCGCGTATGGCTACGCCTAGCCCTACCTATGCCCGCTGTGGTGGCGGGGAGGCCGGCCGCATTGCAACTGCGGTACTTGCGAGACTAAGAGGTTGCCACCGACCCTATCCAGCCGCTGGTAAAGGCGGAATCGGGCAGCATCACCACACGCTTGTGTGGGGCTGGATTTGGGGACCATTCCCGGCAGGCTTCGGCCTGCTCTTGCAATCGACGGCCGACCGACCGAAAGCGAGACCCACTTGAGGATTCTCGGCCGAGATTTCGCGTTGCGCGTCTCGGCCGAGAATCTTCGGGTCTTGACCTCTCCAGCACTCCCTCCCAAAAGGGACATGAGAAACCAACGTAAGGGGATTACGGATTATGAGCAGAGCAACGTTCGAGATGAATCTGAAGGACGCGGGTATCCGACTGCTTCCGAAGCTCAACGAGTTCATCCAGTCGAGGAAGACCACGGAATCGTTTCTGGTGACCATCGAGCAGATCGCGCGTTGGGCCGGATTGACCAGGCGTAACGGGCGCATCGACGACAACCAGGCGTTCCATATGATGCAGTTGGCGCAATGCCCCGTCTCGAAGACCCGCAAGTACGGGATGCGCTGCTGGGATGCGCGCGAGGCCATGCAGGCGTTGGCCCGGTGGACCGGCTCGTGGGCTTGGATGATGGACTGATGGCACGCACGAAACCGAGCCTTGCCGAGGCGTTGAGCCCGTGGAGTGCTCCGCATGACGCGGCCGACCTGTTGGAGGGCTTCCGGCTCTCCATCAACGCACTGGCCAAAGCACAGCACACTGGGCTTCCTGATTCGATGCGCGTGCTTCAGATCATGCATCTGGGCAAGGGCACGGATCTGGCCGCGTTGGGCGCGGAGCATCCGGCCATGGGCGTGCGGCGCGTCGGCAAGGACTGGACGTTGGACGCACGCCAGTTCGATTTGTGGGCCCAAGGCCAGGTGAGCGTGTTCCGGCGCAAGGCCGACGAAGCGGCGCCGGCGGCCGGTGGCATGCAGTCGAAGATGAATCTGTTCTAGGAGGGTTTATGGGCAAGTCGAGCTACATGACGCGCGGCGAGGTGGCCGCTTTGCTGCATGTGAGCGAATCGACGTTCGATCGAATGCGTTCGGACGGGCGTTGGGATGTGGAGCCGGCCATGTGGGGTGGCTTGCGCCTGTATTACCTGAAGTCCGACGTGTTGGAGTGGATGAGGAGGCATCGTCATGGTTACCAGGCGTAAGGCGATCCCGGCAAGTGTGCGTGAGGAGGTCGTCAGGACGTACGGGCGTGCGTGCTGGCTTCGCTTCCCCGACTGCACCGAGTCTCGTGATATGACGTTGGACCACTTGTATCCAGACCGGTTGGGCGGTTCGGACACGGTGCGGAACCTGCGGCCGGCGTGCAGGCATTGCAATTCGGCGCGGCATGACCGTCTGGTGCAGGGGCGCGGAATCACGGTCACCGTCCATCTGGCCAGCCCATACGAACTGGATTCACACGCGCCGGCCGGTGCGGTCGTGTTGGATTGGCGGATCATGTATGGCTCGTTGTCCGTACGGTCGGACATGTCGTGGCCGGTGATGGAGGGCATGTGGCGTGGTGCCGTGTTCGAGGCGTTGCGCCAGCCGTCCGCTGTTCCGTTGTGGTTGGCTCCCCCGCCGGATACCACGGCCGACCAGGTGCGCGAGTGGATACGGTTGGGATATCGGATCGAACGGGGCGACGGTCATGGAGTGATGGGCGAGCCGTCGTGCGAGCTGGAAGCGCGGGCTTGGAACACATGGCGGCGCAACCGGCTTGGCGTGGAGTCGTTGGAGCGGTTGGAGTCAGCGCGTGACTTGGATTGGCGGCACTACGAGCTGGTTTTTTAAGACCTTGCGGCTGTCGAAATGAGCCCGCGCCTCTTTCGGTTTCTCTCGCAGGACGTATAAAAAAAATTCCGGGACGTTGGGAACGCCCGGAATCATTGGGATTGCTTGTGTTTCACTACACCACTAGGGAAGGACAGGCCATGCCCGTTTTGGAGGGTTTGGAGGATGCCGGCCGTGAAATCGGCTATCAGGAGAAGGCGATAACGGAGTTCGTCAAGGCGTTCCTCAAAAGCCATAAGAACATCGATGGCTATGCCTCGCTGCTGTTGAGCTCGCTGATCTCAATCGCGCAGAACATTGACATGCAGAACAAGAGGGGCCGTGAAATCAGCCGCAACATGGCGTCGATGCTTGACCTGATCCGCCAGTTGCATGATTGGGACGCTCAGGCGCAGGAGTCCGGGGACGAATTGCCGGAGGAGACGCGCCGGTTGTTGGAGGAGATGAAGCTGTGATCGAGGCCGAGCCGCGTTATTGCACCCCGCGCAACCAGGATTTGGCGACGGATGGCGGCAATGTGGCCGTCATATCGAAGGCGTTGGGTCATCCGTTGTTGCCGTGGCAGAGGTTGACGGCTGATTTGGCCGGCGAGTACGAGACCGATGACGAGGGGCGGCATATCCTGGTGCATCCTCGATTGATTGTGACGGTGCCTCGTCAGGCGGGCAAGACCACGTTGGATGAGGCTCGGCATATCCGGTCGATGCTCATGGGTCCGAACCGTCAATCCTGGTACATCGCTCAGCGTGGCACCGACGCGGTGAAAAGGTTCAAGCAGACCGTCAAGGACGTGCAGACGTCGCCGGCGTTGGCCCCGTTGGTTCGTGATGTGCGTTATTCGGCTGGTGACATGGGCTTGCATTTCATCAATGGCAGCGTGTTTTCGCCGTCGCCGCCGGTGGATAATTCCGGGCATGGTTTCCAGGGCGACCTGATCACATTGGATGAGGCTTGGGCGTTCAATGACAAGACCGGCAAGGCGTTGTTGCAGGCGTTCATACCGACGACCATCACCCGTTTGCAGTTGATGGGCCAGCAGCCGCAGTTGTGCATCATGAGCACCGAGGGCACCGCCGATAGTTCGTTTTTGAATCCGATGCTGACCGAATGCCGGCGTGGATTGGCGCCGAAGGGGTGGGCGTTCGTGGATTACGGGCTTCGTCTTGATGACGACCCGGAGGATTTGGACGCGGTGTGGCGTTCCCATCCGGGGGCCGGCCATTTGTTCAACCGTCGTCAGCTCAAGGGATTCCGCGACGAGTTCCGTGACGATCCCGCCGGCTGGCGACGCGCGTTCTGCAACATCCGCGACGACGGCACCATGGAGCGCGTCTACACCGCCGACCTGTGGGACGCCACCAGGTGCGAGGCGTTCACCGTTGCCGGGTTGGAGCCGGATACGTTCGCTATCGGCGTTGCCGTTGACATCGACCAGGCGGCCACCAGCATCGCCGTGGCCACGGATACGCCGGACGGGTTGAAAACGATGATGTTGGAGACGATGCCGGGCACCGGCGGCGCGTTGGACGCCATCGGCTCGTATTGCGACCGGTACCGTTGCCCGGTGGCGATAGACCCGAAGGGGCCGGCCGCACCTTTGGCCGATCGCATGCGTCAGGAGCCCGAACGGTACCGGCTGGGCGATATGCCGGCCCCCGAGCCCGGCATGACCAAACGTCGT